ATTGTCAGGTTTTTCCCACTTACCAGATTCATCGTGTACAAGTAGTTTTAATTTTTCACCATCATAACTGTTATCTCCTGTATTTTTCCAATCAATAGTTGTATCTAATCCTTCTAGTTCTTCTAATTGTTCGTTACTATCTAATTTACGTCTTGTAAATCTGCTAGCAGGAACTCTGTATGCAAGTTCTGTTTTTGGCCGATCCATACCGTCTTGAATTGGCTTGAAGAAAAACGGGTAGTTGACGGAAATGGGTACGATTTTATCGGTAAACATTTTCTTCGCATCAGACCCAGATTTTGATAAGACACCGTATCTAGCATCACTAGAGATAGTGGCAAGGTTGACTGTTTCGCCAGATGCCATGAATGAAAAACCAGACCGTCTGTTTTTGAGATAGCACATTCCGTAACAACGTGTATCTGCTTTACAAGCTTCCCAGAATATATAGAATAATCTGTTTGCTTCCCTAAAATCTGCTTGCCCAACATCAATCTTGGACCACTGCAAGTACATGTAATGAGTACCAGTAATATAAGTAGCTTTACCCTTGTTATTAAACCAATAACCTTCGTGGCGCCTGGCAAATTCTCTATCAATATATGCATACCATTTTTCTTTAAAATCATCTGGATACTGTTTCCAATCAAATATTGTTTTAATTTTTTTTAAAGCTTTAGGGTATTCGTGGGTTTGCCACTTATCAGCTTCAGTGAAAACTTCGTTTTCTTTTGGTAATGCTATTTTAAGGTTTTGTATTTCATATATCTCTCCAATCTGACCTGTTTTAGATATAACAATAACATCATGCTCTTTGTTATAACCATAATTCCACTTCTTAGATTTGTTTAATCTTTTTATTACATGTGGTTTTATGTGATCAATTACTTTATACAATGTTTGCTTGTACATTACTTAGATCTTCTTTCTGCAAAACCTCCAAAAGCTTGAGTTTTCTTTTCTTCTTTTGGTTTTTCGTTTAACATATCTTCTTCTTCTTTAATACGGTTAAGTATTTCAAAAGCATCAAATATAGCTAATTTTTTAGTTGCAGCAGCGTTTTTTAATCTATCAGCCGATATATCATCATCAGAATCAACTATAGCTTCTTTTGCCACCTTAATAAGTTCCTCAACTGCTATGTGCCCAGCTAGGATTATATTCTGTTTCGTTTCCTTGACGTTCATATTTAATTACAATATCATTTGATTTCATACAATAAAGACGCTTACCATCAACTACAAAGTCAAACTCACCAAACGGTGAATAACCCACAAGGTCTCCCTCGTTGATTCTTAATGCTTCTAATGAACTATTGCCATATTTTAATATACCAACAAGGCGTTCTTCTAAATTAGCATCTATATCGTCATTGTTATGAATTGGACTTATAAAGCATCTATCGCCAAAAGCTTTCCACTTTTCATCAGATTTATATAAATACACTTGATTTAATTGAACAAAATATAAACCATCTTTAAAATATGATCTACTGTTTTTTTCTTCACCACGTATATCGTAAAACCTTCTAAAAACATTATGATGTATCATAATTAAATCACCAGGTTTAACAGGTGTTTTGTATGCTTTTGGTGTTGCTATAACTCTAGCTATATTATTTACTGACTTAAAACTTTCTGACTGAGTGTTAATTATAAGGCTTTTGTCACCTACTTTAACTTCATTATTATATCGCTGGCCAGCAGGCTCAACGATAAAGTCAAATATACTTTTCATTTAGTATTCTAAATCATATTCAACGGAGATTGCCATGTTAGAGTTAAACTTTTTCCATGGCAATACCTCGTTGTTTTTTTTAATGTAAATGTTATAAGAATTATCTTCTGCATCAAAGAGTATATGAGATATAGTGTGACCTCCATATACCGACTGAGTCAAAGAATAATGCATCGCATCAGTTTTGTAATCAGAACCGATGCTGATCTTTCTAATAACAGATGACATTACTCCTTCTTGTCTTCTTCTTTTTCGATAGGAGTGTAAGTACCGTCTTCAAGATTGATGTTAATCGATCCGTACTCTTCTTCAAGTTCCTTTTTAAAGTCTTCAGTTTCTTTGTTGACTTCGTGAAACTTAGATAATACCGCGGTTTTTTGGGCTTCTAAAAATCCTACTTCGTTTAACAACTTGTTTAAGTCTTTTTGAAAGCCTTGGATTTTTTCTAATTGGTCTTTTTTAATTTCCATTTTTAATTTAATTTAATTGATTAATTATTTATTAATATAGTTACAGGTTTTATTTACTTTTTAAATAAACTTGTAGCCTTTTCTGTCGTGCGTCCACCAAAATATGCTAGAACAACAGCCATCATTACTTTTTCAAATGTATCATTCCATAATTCACCTATGTGAAATGGTATCGATTCAACACTATCTAATAATCCTGCTATTGAAAATATAACAATACACCACACTAAAACCATAGGGCGTACGTTTTTAGAAAGCCATGAATCTGACATTGAATCAGCTTGCCACCTTGATGTGACGGCTTCCATTTCTTTATTTTGTTGTTCGAATATAAGTTGTTGTAATTTTATTTTATCTTCACCACTTACGTCAGATTTACCAATAGCAGCAATAGCTTCAGCTGGTGAAGTTACACCGCTTAGTACACTACCTAACGCAGGGTTGACTAACGACGCAGCACCAAACAATAGTTTACCTACTGTTGTATCTTTAAATTTCTTTTTAGGATCTGGCATAAGCTTCTTTTTCCCAAGGAAGATTTTTAGCACCTTCCTCCATTGTTTTTCTTGAGTAACGTTTACCTCTCCAGTAAACATTATTATCGTCATAATCCAAATCTCCCCTTTTCATTTGATCAATATGAATTTTTTCATGATTGATAACGTCTTCTATTTGTTTTGGATCTTTAATATCTTGATTTATTAAAATGCTTCCATTTCTGTCTGCTTTTCCTAACACACCTTCCTCTAAACCTACATTGTAAATTGGAGTGTTGTCGATAATATAAGGTGGGTTGATTTTAAAAGCCATTACTTTCCGGGAAACATTTTATTAAGTTTTTCTTTACGCTGTTGACAGCCACAGGGTATGTTTAAACCCTGTGACACTGTATCAACAACTTTTTTAATTCCAGTTGCCTTAGTGAAATCTTCTATTCTATCACCTAAGCCTTTTGGTTTCATTACGACCAAGCAACGTTTGAAACTGTTATTCCTGATGGAAGCTTAACTTTAGCTTTTACACCACCTGGATTAGCAGTTAATGCGTAATTGATCGCGTCTCTTACAGACGGAGTAGTTCCTGTTGAACCGTGAGTAATAGTACATTCGTCGATTACACCACCGTCTAATTTGATAACTGTACTTGTTCCTGAAGCTGCGTCAACACCTACGATGCCGTCAACTCCGATTAAAACATCACCACCATCGAGCCCTGCTCCTGATGAATGAATTGAGATAAATTTTGCCATAATAATTGATTTTTGTTTGTTGTTAATGTTTATTGATTGTTGTTATTTATTTTTATAAGGTCCGCTTATTTTAGCAGCTTGCTTAGGTAATTTATGCATTTTTTTAGTCATAGTAGCTTTTAGTTTACCTTCTTTTTTCATTTTACCTTTAGGCTTATCGGTAGGGTTATCCATCATATTGTATGGGCTTGATCCATATTTTTTAGTATATTTCTTTTCTTTTCTTTCAAGCTTGTCTTCTACTTTACCTAATTTTTTACCATCAGTCCTACCCATATCAAAATCAGAATATAATTTTTTATGTTTATCTGAAAGTTTATTTATTTTACCTTTTAATTTATTCTTAGGATCACCTTCCATTTTGTATGGAGATTTAGATCCACCACCGCTTGTGCAACTAGATTTTTCTAATGGAGTAAGGGTTTTCATTCTTGTTTCTATTCTAGCAGTTTGCTTTGGCTCTGGCATCTTTTGAGCAGTTTTTTTATTTAAACCTTTCATATTGCCTTTTGGTTCAGAAGCTTTGGAATCTACTCCGTAAACTTGATGCTTTCTTTTATACATTGGTGAACCTTTCATTTCAGGAGCAGCTTCTATCGCCGCTTTTAACTCACTTGGTAATGAATTCTGTTTACCAACTAATTCTTTATGAGCTGGGCTTTTGCTGTATCTTTGTTTAAAAGCGCTACCGTTATATTTATAATTTGGACTGTTTGAATCACCCATAGCATTATAACCACCAGACATGTCTTTAAACAAGTCTTTTCTTTCTCGACCACCACTTACTGAGATGTTTCTGTTTTTTCCTTCGTGTTTATATTTTCCCATAACTATGACATGTGTTTAGAAATCCAAGAACCACTCTTAGAATCTGATTTAGAACCTGCTTGTGCATTTTCTGCATAATGTTTTCTTGCACTTTTAGAAAGTGACTGATTGCTTGCTTCTTTTACGTCGTAAGCTGTTTTTTTACTAATGTTCGGCATAATATTGTTTTTTATATTTATTTTAACTTAAAGCTATTAGATCTGAAATACCACCACCTGTACCTGTAGCGTAAACCATAACTACACTAACTGGTAATACAAAACCTTCAGCAGGTTTTACAAATGTTATTGCCTCATCGTTAACAGTGTGAACTTTTATAGATGCTTCTGTATCATAACTATACGTAAGAGTTGAATCAGCGGCTATACTTGAAGCTGCTGCTAAAACATAATTACTTGCGTTTGTTACAGATGCTATTAAAACACCAGCTGCAGGCAATGTGCCACCAGTTACTCTCATGCCAGCTTTTATCTGTGAATTTGGTGAAGCCAAACCAACACTAGTTGAGTTACTGACAATTGTGTTATTTACAGTAGTAGTAACGGGTAGTGTAGTTGGTGAATTACCAACATATAGGTTATATTGTTTCCACGAACCTTGTGGTGTTGTTGATTTCGTTCTGCCATCTAGTAATAGCGTATCACTTGGTGTTACGACTAATCCAGACTTATAAGAGTCAGTGTAATAATTTCTAATCATTTTTTT